CTCGTCAGGCAGGTAAGTCAACTACTACCTGCGCTTTTATTCTTTGGTATATCATTTTCCATGCTGATAAAACTGTCGCTCTACTAGCCAATAAGGGCGATACGGCTCGAGAAATTCTTGGTCGTGTCCAGCTTGCCTACCAGCATCTTCCTAAATGGCTTCAGCAAGGCGTTGTTGAATGGAATAAAGGTTCATTCGTTCTTGAAAATAACAGCCGTGTTTTGGCTGCTGCGACTTCTGCTTCTGCTATTCGTGGTTACACCATCAACCTTCTATTCATCGACGAAGCGGCGTTCATTGAGAACTGGGATGAATTCTTCACCTCAGTTTACCCTACGATTTCTTCTGGTTTGGATTCTAAAATTATTCTAGTTTCCACGCCGAACGGTCTAAACCACTTCCATGCTACTTGGGCTAACGCTCAACTTGGTAAAAATGGATATCATCCGATCTTGGTTCACTGGACTAGCGTTCCAGGTCGAGACGAAAAGTGGAAACAAGACACTCTTGCTGGTATGAACTTCGATCTCGAGAAGTTCGATCAGGAATATAACTGTGAGTTCTTGGGTTCGTCAGGTTCGCTTATTGCTGGTTGGAAACTGAAAGAACTAGTGGCTCAAGCTCCTATTCTACAAAAAGATGGACTTACACAGTTTTTTAAGCCAGAAGAGGGTCGCATATATATGATGGTCTGCGACGTTTCTCGTGGTAAAGGTTTGGACTATTCAGCTTTTCAGTTAGTTGATGTTACTAAAATGCCTTATCAACAGGCGGCGGTTTATAGAAATAATAATATCACTCCAGTCGACTACGCCGACGTTATCCACCGAGTAGCAAAAGCCTATAATAATGCTTCTGTTCTGGTCGAGGTAAACGATATCGGCGAGCAGGTTTCTCACTCGCTTCATTATGATTTTGGTTATGAGCATATTTTGTTTACCGAAAACGCTGGTCGATCTGGAAAAAGAATCACTGCTGGTTTCGGTGGAACGAATGTTGATAAGGGAATTAGAACTACCAAAATCGTTAAGTCAGTCGGTTGTTCGATTTTAAAACTTCTGGTGGAACAGAATCAGCTTATCGTCAACGAAGTAAACACTATCAGCGAATTAGGAACCTTTTCGAAAAAAGGAAATTCCTATGAAGCTGAACCAGGAAAACACGACGACTTGGTAATGTGTTTGGTTCTTTTTGCTTGGTTGTCAGACCAACAATATTTTAAAGATTACACTAATATTAACACCCTCAATTCTTTGAGGGATAAAACAGAAGATGATATGGAGCAGGACATGGCTCCATTTGGTTTTATCGACTCCGGTAGAGACGATTTTATCGAAGAAGATTATGAGAAATATGTCCCTGATGCCTGGATGTGGAACACCCCTGACATGTTCTAAAGAGGCTTATTTTATAAATATAATGAAATAATAACCAAGTTCTCGCAATAGGGAGATATAGAGATGGCATTTCAACTAAGCCCAGGTGTTAACGTATCAGAGATCGATCTTACAACAGTCGTTCCAGCAGTAGCCACTTCAGATGGCGCTTTTGCTGGCGTATTCCGTTGGGGTCCAATCGGCGAAAGAGTACTAGTCGATTCCGAAAATCAGCTAGTAGCAAGATTCGCAAAGCCAACCAATTTTAATGCTGAGACTTGGTTCACAGCTGCTAACTTCCTTTCATACGCCAACCGTCTATGGGTTTCACGTGCCGCTAATACTAGTGGATCAACTCCATGGGCATTGGCTGTTGGTAATACTGCAATCAATGCTTACACTATAGCTAATTCTACTTCTCTTAATAATATTGAAGTTGGAATGTATGTAACACAGTCTTCAAATAATACTGTTAGACCTGCTGGAGAAAACATCACAGTTCTTTCTAAGAACACTTCAGCTATCGTTCTTTCTGCAAATCCATTAGCAAACGGTATTACTTCTTTCTATTTTGGTCGTCCTGAAACTGCTTATACAGCGGTTGCATTCGATTCTAATACTGCTTCTTCTAACGGTATTGTCGCTAACCTAGTTAATCAAATCGTAAAAAACGAAGAACATTATCTAACAAAAGATGGTCTTTTTGATTACGATATTACCTATGTGGCGAAATACCCAGGAGCTCTTGGTAACTCTCTAAGAATTGGTGTTTGTGATAACGCAAGCAGCTTCCAGTCAAACATTGCTGTTACTAACTCTTCTATAACTACTATGATTGATTTTAGAGTTGGCTCTAATGCAGGTCTAGTTATGTTCACAGGAACAACTAACGCTTCGGCTAATGCTGTTTCTGCTCTAATTTCTGTTGGCGATCAGATTCTCGCTGGAAATGCTTCTATTGGTATGCAGTATCTACAGGTTACTGGTGTTACTGTTTCAAACACTTATGTCTTGAACGGCAACGTTGTAGCTAATGCTTCTGTTACTGGTACTGATACAGACATCAATAGCAATACTGGATTCATTACAGCTTCTGGACACCCATTCAGTAACGGTGAAACAGTTGTTTACGCTAACGCTGCAGGCAATTCTGAAATTACTGGTTTGACTTCAGGAACTAACTACTACATTGTTCATGCTAATAGTTCTGGATTCAAACTTTCAACTACTTCATATGGAAGCGTTGTTAGCGTAACAGCAGCTGCTTCGAATGCTTCTGGAACATTTGTATCAAACACTAATGTTCTAAAGATTAATTTCGAAGACCCATATAGACTTCGTGAGAATTATGTTTCAAACACAATTCAGCGTAATTGGGAGTTCTTCAACGTTGTTGAAACTGCTCCAGGTCAGTCAGATTGGCAGCTTTATAACGGTAACACTTCTGCTCACGACGAACTTCACGTCGTAGTTGTTGACGAAGACGGTTTGTTCAGCGGAACTCCAGGTACAGTTCTAGAAACTTTCAAGGGTCTATCACGTGCTACAGACGCAAAGACTGCTGACGGTACATCTAATTATTATAAAGATGTAATTAATCAGGTTTCTGAATATGTTTGGTGGGCTCATGACCGTTCACAGGCCACTTCAAATACTGGTCTAAACCTAACAAATTCTTCAGCTACTGCTCCGTTGAACGCCAATTTCTCACTAGGCGCTGACGGTCTTAATGAATCTACAGCAACTCTGTCAATTGTCGGTGCTGCTTATGATTTGTTCCAATCAGCAGAAGATATCGATATCAGCCTAGTTCTTCAGGGTAAACCAATTGGTGGAACTACTGTTGTTGGTGGTCAGACAATCCAAAATTATCAGCTAGCAAATTATCTAATCGATAACCTAGTTGAAACAAGAAAAGATTGTATTGTTCTGATTTCACCAGACAAGAATATGGTTCTTAATAACCTTGGTAACGAAGCATCAAGCCTAAAGAACTGGAGAAACGCTCTTCATAGTTCTTCATACGCTGTGATGGATTCAGGTTATAAGTATCAGTATGATAAGTATAACGATCTATATCGTTGGGTTCCGCTCAATGGTGATATCGCTGGTACATGCGTACGCACTGATAACACAAACGACGCTTGGTGGTCGCCAGCTGGTTACAACCGTGGTCAGATCAAGAACGTAATCAAACTTGCTTGGAACCCACGCAAGGCTGAACGTGATGTAATTTATTCAAACGGTATTAACCCAGTTGTTACTTCACCTGGACAGGGAACTGTTCTATTCGGTGATAAGACTCTACAGGCTAAACCATCTGCATTCGATCGTATTAACGTTCGCAGATTGTTTATCGTTCTTGAAAAGGCTATCTCTGTATCTGCTAAGTACTCACTATTCGAGTTCAACGATGCATTCACTAGAGCACAGTTCAAGAACCTTGTAACACCATACCTAAGAACTGTTCAGGGTCGTCGTGGTATCACTGACTTCCTAGTTGTATGTGATGACACCAACAATACTCCACAGGTTATCGATAGTAACCAGTTTGTTGGCGACATCTATATTAAACCTGCGAGAAGCATCAACTTCATCCAGCTTAACTTCGTTGCTGTTCCTTCTGGAGTACAGTTCTCTGAAGTTGTTGGCAAGTTTTAATAAATAGATAAAACTCAAAGGAGTAACTAGATGCCATTTAATATCGCAGCTTTCAAATCAAATGGTCTGGTATATGGTGGTGCCAGACCATCCCTCTTCAATGTTTTCCTATCAGTTCCTGTTGGGATTGGCATTGATTTGGTTTCAGTAGACAAGTTCCGCTTCGTTTGTCGTGCAGCGGAACTACCAGAATCAACAGTAAGCTCAATCGACGTTCCATATTTTGGTCGTAAGGTTAAGGTTGCTGGCGAAAGAACTTTCTCTGATTGGTCAGTAACTGTAATGAACGACGAAGATTTCGCTGTTCGTTCTATGTTCGAAGCATGGTCAAACGCTATCAATCGTATGGTTGCTAACGTTCGTGATCCAGCTGTCGCTCAGGAGCAGTATAAAGCCGATCTAGAAATTATTCAGTATAGTGTCGATGGTTCTGACATTCGTTCTTATCTTCTAGTTGGCGCTTTCCCAACTGCTATTAGCGGTATTGGTGTTGACTGGAATTCTGCAAACGCAATTGAAGAATTTACTGTCGCATTTGCTTACGATTATTGGGTTCCAGTAATTGAGGCTTCCGATAAGAAGGCTGGTGGCGTAAACCTATATGGTCCGCAGTCAGTCATCGACGGTCCAAACGGTCCATCGTAATATTATAAGTATAAGATGAAGAGGGGAGTAACTCTCCCCTCGTTTTTTGGAGAAATAAATGGCAGAATTTTTCGGTTTCGAATTCCGTAAAAAAGTTAAAGAAGAAGAACTCCCATCCTTTACCCCACCAAGTAATACGGATGATGGAGCAGTAGTCGTATCTGCAGGCGGTGCATTCGGAACGTATGTTGACCTTGATGGTACAGTAAGATCAGAAGCAGAACTTGTTACAAAATATCGTGAAATGTCTCTGCAGCCAGAATGTGACGCTGCTATTGACGAAATTGTTAATGAATCTATTGCGATTGACGAAGAGCATGTTGTAACTATTAATCTAGACGATCTTAAAATTGCAGACAATATTAAGAAAATGATTACTGATGAGTTTAATTATTGTCTTAATTTGTTAGAGTTCAACAAATATGCTTATGAAATTTATCGTCGTTGGTATATCGACGGTCGTTTATATTATCATGTCGTTATCAACGATAAAACGCCAAATGAAGGTATCAAAGAACTTCGTTACGTTGATCCACGTAAGATCCGTAAAGTCCGTGAAGTTCAAAAGAAACGTATTCAAGCCAATAATCCTGGCGATGCAGTTGTAACTAAGACAGTCAACGAATATTTTATTTTCAATGACAAGGGTTTCAACTTTGGTAATAAGGCAGTTGGTCCATCAACCACTGGTTTGAAGGTCGCAAAGGATTCAGTTCTACATATTGTGTCAGGTCTTACTGACAATCAGGGAACGATGGTTCTCTCATATCTACATAAAGCAATCAAGCCACTTAACCAGTTAAGAACATTGGAAGACGCTCTAGTTATCTATCGTCTTGCTCGTGCGCCAGAACGTCGTATTTGGTATATTGACGTTGGTAATCTTCCTAAAATGAAGGCAGAGCAGTATGTTCGTGACATTATGGTTAAGCATAAAAACCGTCTAATTTACGACGCACAGACTGGTGACATTCGTGACGATCGTAAGTTCATGACGATGCTTGAAGACTATTGGCTACCACGCCGTGAAGGTGGTAGAGGTACGGAGGTTACTACCCT